ATTCAAACCGGCTTGAACAAATTTTTGGACCATTGGATTTTTAATTCCTTTAGTTGCTAACTCAACTCCTTTTACCAGTGATGGTGCAAATGCAGCTTCTGCTCCTAAGCTTGCTCTGTCTATTCCGCTTTTTGGATCAATTCCTCCAGTCGCTCCCCAAAGTCCAGCAGCGCCGGTTAGACCAACACCCTGCAGAGTTTTACCCGCAGCTTTTTTAGTTGTCTTCCAGAAGCCGGGTTTCTCAACAGGAATATTTTGTCCTTTTAAAAAAGTAAAAACTTCTTTTGCTCTTTTTCCAAAAGTTTCATCTCTTGAAAAATCTTTAAGAACTTCCATCTGTCCACCTATTTTTCCATAAGCTGGGAAGATATTTTTAGAAAGTAAAGCTTTAGGATCTTTTTTGGAAAGAGAAATAATATGTTCTGGTTGAACAAATTCGCCTTTATCCGCTAGGTCTCTAATTTTTTTAACAAAGTCTTTTTTAGATAAATCCGCATAACGACTAAACTTTAAACCTTCTTTATTTTTAAGAGCAGTTACATCTAATCTCATAGCATCTTGAAACTTTTTATTATTCCAAATTGCATCATCGCTCATTTCTAAAACCTTCTTATTCTCTCCTGCGATATCTGCTAATTTTGTTTCCATTTCTTCAAGAACCTTAGCTCCTTTTTTTCCTTTACTTTTCCAGTGATCTTTCAGCTCCTTGATGTTTGCAAGTCTTCTTTTTTTTACTTCTTTAGCTCCAGTCATAGGACCGGCAATATTAGTTTTACCTCTCAGATGCGGAGCTTCTTGGTTTAAAATATTTTTAACAGTTTTTCGATCTATTTTATTTTTTAATGCTGTAGCATTAATACTAGATTCTTTAACTTCATCTATAATTTTTTTAACGTATTTAGGATCATTAGCTAATTTATAAGATTTAAATCTTTGACTAGGAATTTTACCAAACTCTCTTTCGTAAGCTTTAATCAAATAGCTATCAGATCTGAGATCCGCAGCATAATCTAAATCTCTGCCAATTTCTTTTAAAGTCTTGTTAGAATTTTTAATAAGGTCATCTACTTTTGCTAAAGTTTCTGGAGTAATCTTAATAGGATTTCCTGAACCCATTTTAAAACTAGTTCTACCTTTTTCTTCAGTGACATTTTTACGTAACCAGTTCATTGAATCTTTTTCAATCCAACCTGGTTCTAAATTATCTAATAGAGCTTTGATTCTTGCTTTCCGATATAGTTCTACTTCATCTAAAGGTTTTGCTTTTGGGCCTGTTGGAATAGCTTGAGTTGCAAGAAATTCACTAACAGTTTCTCCCCATGTTGATGGTTCGCCAAAGTCAGCCATATTACAACCCCATTAAATAGTTTAATCCGATAGCTCCGCCTTCGGCTTTTTTAATTCTAAACATCTCATCAGTAATTTCAGTGAAATCAAAATCTCCTCCATAAGAAGATTGATATTCATCGTGTTTCATAACATCTCTAATATTATCTAATACTTTTTGTCTTTGTTCCGGCGACAGCAGTTTCCCTGGTTCTTCATCGGGGAAAGGAGCATAAGTTTTGTTTCCTCCTTTGAGATAAGACTCAGCTATTTCCAGATTAAAGGCTGGGTCATTTTTTATTAAATTCCTTCTTATACTATCTAGCTCACGCGCAAATTCTTTTTCAGTTGCAAATATATTTCTAACGCCAGGATATTCTCCAGCTTTACCTTTCCAACCAAACGTACCAGCTTGACCTTTATAAAAATCGTCAGAGTATTTTTTCTTATCGGCTGCCTTTTTATACCAATCAATTTTTTTATCTCTTGTTGAGAAAACATCGTCAACAACCGATTGGTTTTTGTCCAGCGTCTTTTGTAAATCGCTCGACATATTTTTAATCTTGTCCATTCTTTCCGAAAGAGGAATATCCTTAACACCACCATACTCTTTTAAAGGGTGATTAGGATTAAAAGGTTTACCTGCATCATCGATCGGTAAATCTATTTTAGTTTTATCAAAAACAGGATCTTTAGCGGGTTGTTTCTTAAAAGCATTGTTGACGGCTTTTCGAACAATGTCCGTAACTTCCACCCCTTTTTTATTTAAATGAATATAAACATCTTCAATAGAGATGAGTCCCTTAGAGATGTAAGGTCTTAAACTTTTTATAAACTTGAATATTGCTTGTGGACTTGCCATTAATAATAAACCTTTTTGTTTCTAACTATTTGTTCCTCTTTTAAATCATCAGGATGCAGTACAAATCCCCCTTGTCTAAACCGCATAATAGCCTGCGTTGTCGAGTCTACTAGATCATCATGGTCCCCAAATGGGAAAGCTGCACATTCCTCTATTACTTCCTCTGCGAACTCTTGCATAGGCGCCCATATCATACCACTTTCAAACAAAGGTGCAACAGAATTCACTCTGGTGTGCTTGTCGTTGCCTTTTGATGGAATGAAATTCACCACCGGGATACCCATTTTTCTAAGTTCATCAGAAAGAGGTTGACCTGAAGCTTTAGCTTCAACAATCACGGTATCCGGATCCCAATATTTATATTGAGACAACGCTTGAATTTTTAATTCTGGAAAGTCCCATCGTTCTTTTTTACAATCTAATAATATTAAATTAGGTGGAGCATCATCGTTTAAATAAAAAACTCCCCATGTGGTAATGGCTGAAAAGTCTGCGGTTTCCTTTTTAGAAAAGGCTGTATCGTAAGATTGAATGACATGCTTTAATGCAGGGATCCAAGGTTTTTCCCAACGCTTCCACCATTCTCGTTTAATAATGGCTCCTTCTTCTGAAGTTGGATTCTGCATGTATTGTGCATTCCATTTTTGTAAACTGATTGAAGCCTTAACTCCTTCGAGTTCTTTAAGCTTCCAGTACTCTGGCCATAGAGCTTTCCCCGAGGGAAGAACAGCGGGGAACTCAATGATCTCCCATTGATCTCCTTTCATGTCTCCTTGTGCCCCAACCAATTGTCCTGTTAAATCTTTTGTATTCCATCTTGTCATAACCAGAACAATAGATCCTCCTGGCTGTAAACGTTGACGAGGACCTGATGTATACCATTCATAAGTTCTATCCATCGCATCTCGATTCATAGCATCTTGTTCAGAATGAGGGTCATCGATAATAAGTAAGTCCGCACCCCGTCCGGTAATTGCACTCCCGACACCCGCTGCGTAATACTCGCCGCCGTCGATGGTTTCCCATTTACCGGCTGCTTGAGAATCTGGATTAAGTCTAGTTTTAAATACTGCTTGATACTCTGGAGAATCTAAAAGGAATTTTGCTTTCCGACCGAACCGAATAGAAAGTTCTGTTGTATTTGTAGACTGGATTATTTTTAACTTGGGATTTCGACCTACCATCCAAGCGGGCAGCAAGAAGCTGGCAAACTCAGATTTAGTATGTCTAGGCGGCATGTTTATAATCAGCCTTTTTAATTTACCTTCTGCGATTTGATTAAATTTTTGTGCTACAATTTTATGATGGGACCCCTCTATAAAATCAGGCCACATAGCCTTAACAAAAGCCATAAAGTCAGATTTAATATGGGACTCCTTCTTTTTTTCATTATATTGGAGATATGACCGCATGAAGTCTTTTTTGACATCCGCTGGTAATTTTTTAATTTTTTCTATGTCTATCTGCATATATGGGACCCATAATGATTTTAGCTCTTATCTATGTCTGAATCAAGATATAAAGGGCAAATTCTGGGACCCCTTTTTCTGTACACCCCCTTCAATATATATAAGTTAATTCGGATTTGAACTTCGGCTTGGTACCTCTATTGAATGCGCGAAGCGCTGCGCCGAAGGCGCGGCGCGAGCCGGCTGCGGCGCGCCGGAGGCGCGCCACAACCTGTGGTTGATGCATTTTCTGCATACAACTACTAATCTAATAATGTCATGTAGGCTGAGGGATTCATTCGACTAAACTTACTCAATCCCTTTTGCATTGCGTCATACTTCTCATCAATCTCATCTTGCTTAACCTGCATATATACTTTGTGTTCTTCTTCAGTTAGCAACTCGGATTGACCTGAGTATGGGTTAGTTGTTTTAATCATTGTAGTCATGGTCCTATTATATCCTATATAAATAATAATGTCAACTAAATATTTAATCTCCCATCACTTGTTATTACATTGTCATTATCATACTGCTCTTCAGTTATGTTACGACTTTCATTTGTTAAATAATTATATGCATAGTGTTGACAACCTCCATCTTCGCTACTTCGCCAATCATATCTCATTCGCCACGCGTTTTCTGGGTGTAAAACATTTGGTTTAGTTATTCTTCCAAAATGTTCTATGGCTCTTGCGCCATAACTTGCAAACCAATCTCTTTCACAATTCATAGTACACGCATTGCCACCTAAATAATGAAAGCTACTTGCTCGACGCGTTTCATTTCTTTTATTTCCCTTTGGTCCTCGTTTCCTATCAACAGTTTCGTACGTATGACACTTCGGTCCTTGACATAGTTTCATTTAATTATCCTTGCGCTAATTAGTTCTCTATCATTTGTATTAAAACAATTGCGCAAAACTTTATCATCTAAATCTTTTTCTAACTCTTGCGCAAAATATTCACTCGCCTTTACTACTATAACAATATTAAGTTTTACTTTTTCTGTTTTCATTTTCTATTCCTCTTTTTCCATTGTTCTTCTTCCCATAATCTATTTTGAAAATCTATTGCCTCGTCTGTGCCTTTAATTCCTAAATAGGCTAACAACACAAACACGATTGGTGTTGCGAGTAATATTACTCGCAACTCAATCGGACTATTCCAAAATATTTCAAACAGTTCTAACATTTTAATATACTATTACATTTAATACTCATTGGACTTTTGGCACATCTCCATTGACTTCCTCTTTCATTTGGTTCTGCGTCCTTATCCCAATAGATAAAACAGATTTGACCTTTGGCTGAAATATATACTTTGCCAGTTGTGGTAAAATCCTCTCCATTAGGTTTAATCCACGTTCCTCGTCTTGTGATTATTTTTTTGTGTTTATCTGCATAATACGTAATGACAAAGTCATCTGGTATTTTGCTTATTTGTGCGTCATTCATTTAGTCCTCGCTTTCTATTTACTATCCTATATCAAATAGGACATCTTGTCAAGTGTTAAAATGGAATATCCTCTTTTTCTTTTTGTTTTAACAACTCTTGCATTTTTTCATTCTTTACTTGTGCCACATTTATCTTCTCTTGTGTTTCATTTTTTAATTGATAAAGAGTAAGAAGTTCGGTCATAATTACCATGTGGTCTGTGTGGTCATATGTTTTCATTTTTCCTCGCTTTCTATTTATTCTTCCTATCCTATACTAAATAGGATAGGAAGTCAAGTCTTAATTTACTGCTTGTTGATGATATTGCATACGTTCTGCAATTTTCTGTTCTCTAGTTTTAGTCTTATTCTTCATACCTTTGATTAAACTTGCCAGATTACTTGGTTCGTAAATCATTAGTCCAGTTGAATTTGACCTAACCATTTCTGCCTCATCAACTTGTATTCCAAGTTCTTGACAGAATTTAATTGCCTCCTCCATATATCTATAAGCTTTTAATCCCTCTTTTACTTTTTGATATTGTGCATTTAAACTTGCTATCCAAGTTAAATGTTTGGCAACTAGCTGACCTTTAACTGCCCTCCAACCCATAAAAATATTAAACTCTTTTTGGGAACAAGGGATTGCTCTTGAACGACAATGAGATGTTCCAACAATATCAACATAGTATTGACTATCAAATTTTTTAGTCAATCCAATCGTTTCATCACTATCGGAATTGTAAGATGAATAACCAGAATATCCCAAAGCTTTATCATTTGCCTCTATGTGCTTTGTCTTATGTGGGTTATCATCTTTCTCTTTCATTTGTGCAATTATATCTGGGTTCAAACCTTTTTCTTTTAGTTCTTCCCTATAATATGCATAAGCGAAACCTTTTTTGTCGTCGTCGCTACCTCTACTATATTCACTACCATTTAGATTGCCATACAAACCTAAATCAAAATGTGATTTCGTTTCTTTTTCTTCATCTTCGTCATCATCATTTTTTTGTACATCTGTATAAGCAAAGTAAAAGCATTTATCTTTTGCAACAACATCACAAACTTGTCCATATTTCTTTTTGAAAGTTCTTAATGTTGCAACATCACTTGGAGGATTTGCTCTTTGTACTACCTCTTTCATTAGAGGAAATACTTTTGCGTAAGCACTATCTACATCTTCTCTTGCTTGTAAAAATGCCTCACGTTCTTGCGTGTCCTCATCTTCAAATACGTGCTTAATTCTATTAAAGAATTTTTGCCTATATTCGTTATTTAGTCTTACTCTTGTCATTTGACCTCGCTTTCTAAAAATAAATATATAACACTTGACAAACTTTGTCAAATATATTATATAGGATAATATGAAAGAGAGGATAAATAATTACACGTGTCCAATCTGTTTAGAGTTCACTAGCTATGACGAGTGGTCTCAACCTCAGGTTGCATGTATAGATTGCGGATAAAATTCGAATGCCAAGCGGCGCCTCGATTAGGAAACAATTTATTGTATTCCCTGTAGGGGCACCCTTGAGCTCTGATCCGGTTGAAATAACCTGTACTAGTCTCGCGACGGCGGGGCCGGATCTGAGGTCAAGCGCCAGGCACGTAATGCCTGTAAGCCCTGAGCGCTCGGTAAACAATTACTGTCGGGCTTCAATGTGCTTGACCAAACAGAAGGAGAAAACATGAAAGAACGTAAATTAAAATTCACGGGACAAAGTACAGCACAGATGATGAGTCTGGATGCTGAGCTGCGCCTGATGGCCAACAGCTGGAAACGCTTCGGTGTTAACATCACGATCGATGGAAAAAACATTGAGCAACAGGTCCTGAGATACCCAGTGTCTCATTATAAAAAATTAGGACTGCGCCAGCAACAAGCGGCAAGCAACAAGCGGCAAGCATCAAGCAACATTTGACAAGTTTAAATAAATAGGATAAAAAGGGATATGTTAAAGAAAGAAGCCAGAATAATAACTGGAGGGCTCAGCGCTCCATCTAAAATGCCAGGTTATGCTTACAACCTGCCAGCTCAGGCCTGTATCACCGGCGCGAAGCTGGTCCAATTGCCAGGCTCTGTTTGCGCTGGCTGCTATGCATTGAAGGGCCGATATCGATTCACCAATGTGAAGGATGCACTGAAGCGTCGACTGGCGAGCTTAGGCGACCCAAGATGGATTCGCGCTATGGTTGTATTGATTACTGGCGAGCGTTGGTTCCGCTGGCATGACTCAGGAGACCTGCAATCCCCGGAGCATCTAAAGGCAATATTTGAAGTATGCAAGCAAACGCCCCTGACCAGTCACTGGCTGCCAACAAGAGAAAGAAAATTTTTTAAATTCATGGATCCAGAAGTGGTTCCAAAAAACCTGATCATAAGGCAATCCTCGCATATGATAAACCAAGGGCCAGTGAAGAGCTGGCCCTGGTCTTCCACAGTCGTAGATGATGGAAGCCACAGCTGCCCAGCGTCCAAACAAGGCAACAAGTGTATGGACTGTAGACAATGCTGGGATCGTAGTGTAAAAAATATATCTTATGGTAAACACTAAGCCCCTATATTATCAGGGGACCAGACCTGGTAGACTCCCAAAAAAATTAGAAGAGTTGCGCAAGCGGCAAGCAGCAAGCAACAAGCCTCAAGCAGCAAGCACCAAGCCTGAGGACCTGCATGCGCAAAACACTCAAAGCTTTAAAGCTTTCGAACCAACCCGTTCGAGCACCAAGCAGCAAGCGGCAAGCCCCGAGCAGCAAGCAGCAAGCGCCAAGCCACGCGATTGAAGTTCTAAAATTTTTTCCCCCTCATAAAGTATCGCGTCTCTAGAGACGAGAGACTTTATTAAGATAAATGTATTGTGTGGATGCCTCACATGGAAGGCAATTTGATGTGGTGAAAACTTGATTTTGTTCCCTCTACTTACTTTCAACTCAACTGTAAAAAACTGTTGGTATTTATTATAACCAAGTAGGTCAGGAACGCCTGGAAGTGCCAGATTTTCTAGTCTTGTCCATATTATATTTGGGGATTTTTTCTTAAGTTCTAACCAAAATTTTCTCTCAGGTTTCACCGTAACTACAGCTTTTTAATTACCTCACCCATACCCCATTTTTCAGCATCTATTGTCATCACGAGGCGGTGAGTTTCTCTTACTCCTAACAACTTATTTTCCATTAAATTTATCTCTCTGATGTCATAAAATTTTCCATCAGGCATCACAACTTGAACTCTAGCATTCTGAGCTACAGGTGATGACAAGAACTTATCCAAAGCCATTCCTAAATTTTTACCGTTTATCATATATCTTTATGTGGAGGAAGTTAACGCTAGCGCTCCCCCTCCACCTGTTGCAATTTACTGTATATTACTCTATAAGTCAATGAATGGGATTACCAAAGAAACTAACAGAAATGCAAATTAAGTTTTGCCATCTAATTGTGACTAATGAAGGACGTAAGACAGCGACTGAATGTGCTGTTGAAGCTGGATATTCAAAGGATAGAGCAACCATAACTGCGTCTGAACTACAATCACCAAAACAATATCCATTAGTAGTTAAATACATTGGAGAGATTAGAGAAGAGTATTTAAAGAAATATGGTATTACTTATGAAAGACACATTGCCGAGCTAGCTAGGATTAGAGATTCAGCTAGAACTAAAGGTGCTTGGTCTGCTGCAACCAATGCTGAAGTAGCTAGAGGGAAAGCAGCTGGTCTATACATTGAACAGAAAATCATTCATCATAATAAAATAGAAGATCTATCAGCTGATCAATTGATGGATAAAATGAAAAGAATCTTAGAAGATAACAAACAGATTATCGACGCTCCGGTATTACCCAAGCCGGCGCTAACACACGATTAAAATTTGCATTCACATGATCACCCTTTTTAAATGTTAAGGGCTTAACTTTCCAAGGATTACACAAGAGAGCACGACGATAACCAGATATAACTTTGGTGACTCTATGAGGCTCACCTGTATTAAACACCACCAAACGATTTGACTTTGGTTTAATTCTTTCAATCTTATTATTTAATCTGACATCCAGATAGCCACCTTCCAAATCTTTTATGCCAACCCAATAAACCATACCAAGTGTAGGTCTAACAATATTATTATTAAATTTACACTCGGCCTCATCTTTATCATTATGCCAATCCATCCCAACTCCAGGGGGAGATAGATTGGACCAATATTCAAAGCCAGCAACCTTTCCTACCAGCCCATAATGTTTCCAAACATTTTCAATAATAAATTCAAAAATATTTCTAGGTCTACCTTTGCCATTCCACCAATTATAATTTGCTGGGGCAAACTTTTTCCAAAGATCTTCATTCTGAATCTCTTCTAAAAGGTTCTTATCTCTAATAAAATTATCAGTATAAAACATTACTCTAACGTAGCCCAGATTAAAATAATAACTAGAGCCAGATAAAAAAGAAATGGAAACAACTCGTCAACCAATTATCTTTTGTTTTTTCTTTTCTTTGCTTTAGATTTCTTCTTTTTAATTTTTCTTTTCTTCATCTTCTTCTTATTAGTCTTTTTCTTATTAGGCATTTTTCCTCCTTCCATAAAGTACTTTACCTCGTCCAACCAACTTATATTACTAAACATCAATCTTCTGTATACCAGTTATGCACCCTGTAGGGAAGACGTTCCTATCACTATATGCCTCATCCTTCGAGTCATAGCTAGCAAAAGTCCAAATGAATTTCTTAGTACGTTTGTATATATATGCAAACGAGACCATCTTAGAGCATTCGAACTTATCGAACTCATCAGCTGTAGCATGCGCTGAGTCTCCAACGATGTCAAGCCACATAATTTTGTAGAAGTAATACTTCTTCTTGTTGATTACAATGTGCTTGTATTTAGTCTTTTTTCTTCTTAAGAATCTCATACTTTTTATTCTACATATATAGGGTCTAAATATCTATTTATATAAGCGCTGTATTGATATGAAAAATAAAAATGTAGAAATGTAGAAAAACATACTATTAGTGAGGAATGCCAACACTTCTAGCTTCTACATTTCGTTCTACATTTCTACATTTCTGGGTTTTACCCTCAAATAAGCTATATTTGACGCGGGGTCCTTTCTACATTTTTCCCCCGTTCCCAGCCTCTCGCTGCTCGCTACCGGAAATAATTATACCATCCGGTGATGATGTACTTCGTTTTTGTAGCAACTTGACCCCGATGCACATGCGTGAAGTCAGTGGGCCATATCAGGGTTAGTCCCTTCGTAGCGGGCGCCGAGAGATTTTGATATTTAAACTGTGTCCCTCCGTTCTTAACCGTATTTAAGTAGGTCATGAACACCAGCATACGCGGGCACGCTTTGTCTCGTTCGCAATGCCATTTCTTATACCCTTCACCAGGGAGATAACGTTGAATACTATAGCCTTCTAAGGCAGAACTAAAACCTGCATAGAGGTCGTTCACTTCAGGGTATTTTTTCATATAAAGTTCGAGACACTTTTGTAGATGTCGATTGTACGCATCCACCAGAGTATCATCACCACGTAAGGGCATATCAGTACTAGACTTAATTTTAGGATCAACTTTCAGGTCACCAAACTGTCCCGGTTTTTGTCTCTCTTTATTAGACTCAAAGAATTGGACCAGGTCATCACAGATTTTCTCCGGGATATACCATCCACCAATAAAGGAATCTAATTTAAATTTTTCTTCTTTCATACGTTAAATTTTATATTACCCGACACAGTAATACGATAGTCTTTACTAGTATAAAAAGGAAAGACCATATGGACTTGTTTAGCAGGAAAGATAATCATCTTCCCTTCATAACTCTTATCCACTCGTAATGCATCACATTGAATCGCGCCTGCCGTGTTAAGATATAAGAAAGCGAACTTAGATGCGTAGTTAGTCTTACCCCAGGCTTTTTCTTCGGTCACAATCTCAGGAAAACAGGCTTCTTCTTTCTTTATATCGTAAGGAATTTTTACAAAGATCACAAAGGAAAAGACACCGGAATGATCATGAGGAGGATTAAACTCGTATCGTTTTTGAAAGTTACACCACAGTTGAGGTAAAAAGAAAGGTCGGGGCGCAGATAAGATATCAATTCTTTCGATATGTTCTCTACAGAGTCTATGAGCTAAACCATGGTTTCCTAGAAAATCTTTGAAGCTTTGTGCAATGTTAGGCTCGGTAATGAAATACTCTTCTTTGATATGACCAATGAGTTTTTTATTAGCTTTGTTAGCTTTCTTCTTTGCATCCCAACATGCTTTTTTAACCCAACTAAATACATCATCAGGGAGTGTTAGAGGAGCACAGACCACACGACCAATAGTCTTTTGATCTAATTCCCAATTGGTTAGGCCCATAGTCTTTTCTCCTTATACATTAATTTAGTTCTTTGTTGTGCCTCCCAAGGTGGCACGAGTTTATATTTATCAAACCCCAGTTCATCAAACTTAGCTTTATTAAAATAGAACTGGCTCCAATTAATCTTATCATTATAAAATGTACGGGGCATTTTCAAATCGTAATGACTGCATTTAAACTTATCCTTTTCTAATCTTCCTGAATTAATTCTTGAGGTAGAACCATAACATACTTTACTAGGACATGTATAGGAACATTCTGCATTAAGAAATAATCTTATTTGCTTTTTATCTTTAATACTTTTTAAAAATTTAAAGTCATCATTCATATGAATGGGCAACACAATGATGTCATAACAATTCATAGCTCTGCGTTTTTCTAGACTCTTGGTATTCACAGTGTCCAGAATACAACTCGCTTCTATTTCGTAGTCAGGGAATTCTTCATGGATGCGTTGGGCCAAAGTATCATTAGCCACAATGACTGCATTTCCTTTTCGATGATAATATTTTAAAAAAGATTTACTTTCTTTATAGTCTATCTCAGTAAAGAGTTTTGTAGACAAGGTCATCTTGAGTCCAATGCCATGATTATACATCCAATAGAGATCTACTCGCGTGAGGTTCTCGCCGTCAAAGAGTCGTCCACCCCACAACATACTCTTGCCTTCGACTTGTCCAAACGCATAATCAATATCCTTATAATCAAATTGAAACTGACTATGCATCTTTGCATGAGTACGTTCAAAGTCGATCCAATCTCTAATGTGATAGGTTGGATGTTTTCTAGCTGAACAGGATATTTTCATATTCCAAAAAAATCAAAGTAAGGTTTATCTTTTTTCATAATTAATTTAATCAAGTCATCATCGTAAAGACTCATACAATCTTGTGGTTTAGGTTCTTTAACTTTACCCACAATATCATTTACACCAGACATAGCATTCAAGTGAGGGAGAGATATCCCTTCTTTTAAACTTAAAAAGGAAGCCCAGTCTTCTTCTAAATGTTCTAATCGACAATAGGTCATTCCATTTAAACTGCCCTTATCACTATACATATAATTAAATAACCAACTCAGATAGCCCATGTCACTATCTAAATAAGATTGAAAATCTTTCTTTCTTAAATTATCTGTTAAAGTAATCTTCCAGTTATAATCCTCAGGGAAATGAGCCATACTTTTTTCTTTATCTTTGGCTGTCATCCAGCTAGTATCAACTAGTCTTCGGATACTTTCTTTAAAACTGTATCGTTTGAAATCTAATAGAGAGTTAAGAAAGGTTGGAGTCTTCATAGGATAAAGGAAATTTAAAGCATGAAAATAAACATCCGCATACCAGTCGAAGGGATCACGTACATTTCCGACTACAGGGAGATGTGTATATTCTTTTGGTATTAAACTTCTAGGTCTATGGTAGCCAAGTTTTTTACCATTAATAAACTTATTAATGGAAGTTCCTCCCGTACGAAACATATGAATAAAAACAAAACCAGGTGTTGCAATCATTTTTTGTTGCCATAATATTGTCCAACTTTATTTAGCCACTCCCACTTTGCTTGCCTAAATCTTGCCCCATTTAAAATGAATCTTTGAAAATATAAGTCAGGGGTACACATAAGAATGACAACTTGCTCGATGTTAGTCTTAAAATTATAGTCATGAGCAGTGGCATAAGCAGCGCACTGAAGGTAGTAGTCCCCAATATACTCTTCACGTTTTGGCTTGTTGGATTGTTTAAAATCTATTATACTTTCGCGACCTTGATAAATACCGCATAAATCTGTCTGTCCTGCGTATAATTCAGGATAAAATAACACACATTCAGAACCCCATATCTCTTCTAGTTCTGGAAAACCTTTCTCTTTAATTACCTGGGCCATACGTTCGGCCTCGATTCCAGTCTCAGTTAAATCTAATAATCCTTTTCCATTAATGTGGTGTTCTAAATAACTATGCATGCTGGTCCCTCTTTTTGCTGCCACATTCTTAATTTCCTCTGCCTTAGTTTCGCCTACTTTCAATTTCCATCGAGCTATAGCTTCTCGCTTCTCGTCGCTCTCTGTGGCTGCTAGAATCGTGGTGACCGATGGCAATTTTTCATTACCTATGTCGTAGTGTCTTTCATCATCTACCAGAGACCGGGTCGATTTAGGATAAGTGAATCGCTTATTCCATTTCATGACTAACTCCAATATCTCCAAATCTTTCTTTCACCATATGTAAAAAGTTAATAGCAATTTCAGGGGTAAGATTATTTTTCATATTATTATATTCCCAAGATACAAAGATGGTATTAATTCTAGTATAACCTTCCCAATTTAGAATTCTATCAGGGGATAGATTCGTAGGTATTCTATTATTATTACCTGTAATAATATTTCTAATCATTGTTAAGGGCCTTCCTGTACCTGGACAGAAATTTCCATACATTTCTTGTTGCTCTCTCCATAGGTCAAGAAGATCTTCTTGAGTTTGAAACTCAACCATACCAACTCTTCCTTTTCTTAAAGCTTTTCTCATACTATTTAACATTTCAGTAAAATAACCATGTTCACTGTTCATATATTGTCTCTGACTAATCTTAGCGCAGTCTTTACAATGAGAACCAATTCCATGAGGTCGACTTTTCTGTGTTTTAAAAAATTCTTTAGCTTTCATTTTTTTGCAACCTCTACAAATTTTCATTCCATGTTTATTAATGAAATCAAATTCAATTTGGCTTTCTCTTATAGCTTCTGCAGATCTACGATCAGGCATTAATAACTCCTTTAAAATGTTTAGATTGTTTAACTCCATCAGCGACGGCAGTGTTTATACAGTCAGCATAAGTTTTTGCATGGTTGAGTATAAATTCTTTATTAAAACCGTGTTGGTGAAGTTTAAACTTAAATGTATTTTCAAAAAAGAAAGGGGATATCCAATTATAAGGATCATCTAATAATGCTTTAGCACTTTGTTTATTAAACATAAGTTGATCTACCATAGGATATTTAGCCATGACATTTAACTGTCCGTTGTTCCAAATAAAATATCGGTGATGACAATAGCCTTTATATTCTCCGTAGGGTGATTCCGCAAAGTCCCAGATTTCAGCTAAAGGAGAAGGAGTTTCTATATATCCTTTCTTACAAGTTCTCATAATTTCTCTTAAAGCGTGGGTTGGACTTGCAATATCTTCTAGAACGTGACGACAATAAACAAAGTCAAAGTATTTATCTTCGAAAGGAATCTTTTCTTCTGAGATATCACACTTAGTAAAATTGGGATAGTGTTTACTTTCCCCTTCATCAAATCCTATGAAGTGAGTCGCCTCTTTAAAGGGTGATTGACCTGGACCAATTTCTAAAATTTTATCGCTAGGTTTAAGATGTTTTGTAAGATAAGATTCTATTTCTGGAAAAGCTCTCCAATATCTTTTAAAAGTTAAATTTGTTTCTCCTCGTTTTACTTCGAATTTTTTTTCCATTTGTCAGTCACCCTTCCTGTCCTTTTATCTCTTTCTCGATCAGGCCATTTTAAATCAATAGTATGTGTTCCAGTCTCAGTTGCAATTCTAATCTGATGACCATAGGGTTTACTTTCAATCCAATAGTTTTGGTACGTTGGATAGACACTATAAGAATCTCCTTTTTTGGTAAACTCTGTCATTACAGCCCCGCCTTTCTCATTCGGTCTACCCGATCTTCAACTTCGTGGGCTAACTTTTTATTATCCTGACGTAATTCAAAAATTTCTTTAGTTATTTTTTCATTATGTTCGTGCAGTTTTTCATTTTTAAATTTTAATCTTTCATTTTCTTTTTGAAGTTCGCGATAAGCTACTTCGTCCATTGTGTCTAAAGGTCTATTTAATTCTGGCATTTCTGTTCTAACTCCTTTCTTGTTATAAGTTGGATGATAACTTGGATCGTCTTGCATTTGGGCTATCATCGCTGCCCATTCTTCGCAATCCTTGTGAGACATCATTATTCCTTTCCATCAATAACTTCTTTTGCTTTATCGTATGCATGTTTCTTGATACTTTTTTCTGTACTCATAATGGATAGCATATCTGCTCCACTATATGCCTTTGCGTAGACATTTTGAGACGCAGTTATACTAGCGCCGCTCATTAATAATGCAAACTCTGAGCATCCGCATAATAGAATTAAACCGCTTATTATAATCAATACTTTAATTTTCATTGTATCCATTATGTCCATATTTTTGGTCTTTTCCATTAGAATTTACTTCAATTTCTCCTGATGAATTACAATTTGCGCATTGAATAGTAATCTTTTTGGTTTCCGTTTGGTCTTTCCAAATACGTCTATAACCATTTCCCATACATTTATCGCAAATTTTTTTCATATATGTATAGCTCCAAGGATTGGTATCACATTAGAAACTTTGGTCATAGCTCCCTTGTGTGTCCTTGTAACTTCTCCTTTCTCCATAAGCTTAAGTGCTTTTTGATATATATAAATTGCATTGTATCCTGCCTTTTCACATACATCATTAAAATCTGGGTTGTTTAAATCAATCCACTTTCTACATTCTTTTTTTTCTCTTAAAGTTAATGGAAGTGCTTGATAAAAATTAGTACACGATTCATAAACCGCTTGAGCTAAAACAGCTTTCCAAAGTTTTTGTTCTTCTGTTAGCTCTGGATCTACAAATTCGCTACTGCTTACTAAGTTTCCCATTTAGCTTTCTTATTTCTCTGTTGACTAAAATTGTTACCGTTTTACTTCTGGATGTATTCGGATCATCCTCTACGATATGTTTTCTTATCTTATCAATTTTAGCATACGTGTCTTTCGTTACCGTCACGTTTTTGTACTTGCTAAAGTCCGTCATTGTATATAACCTTTCTTTTATAGTTTTGTTTTTATATATAGGATATTATCCCAAAATATACAAGGTTGTCAAATGAAATATGTACTAATAATATGGGTGTGCTCATTCATTCATAACAATGGGTGCCTGCCCCCTATGGAATCATCTAGGATTTACGACTCCTGGTATCAGTGCTCTGTTGCTGCTCATCAACAATCAATAAGTATTTTACAGAAAATGGGGTATGCTGATGTTAATAAATATCAGGTTGGTACTAAATATAGGTGTAAACTAATAAATACTTCCTAGAACTTAATTTCGCCATCTTTCCACCCAATGAGTCCTGAGGGTAAAAAATTAAAAGCTAAAGAATACCGGTCATTTTTAGTAGAATTATAGCCTATTTTATGCAGGGTATATGAAGGGAATATTACAAGATCTCCTTGTTCTACATTTACAGTACACATATTGTTGTTGTATGAATTATTTCTTTTAATTCTAATATCAAAATAGTCATGGTCATGTTTCTTGAATATAATAGAAAAGTTATCTTCTTGTGCACCATGTGGATAATACACAGCACTTAACCAAAAGTTTTTGTGATTATGAAATTCACTTATATTATTAGGCTTAATACAATTAGCCCAACTAGTTGCTGTTTTAAATTTACTATCATAACCAAAGTTATCTATAGCTTCTGCTACATGTTTTTCTATAATTTTTTTTAAAGAGTTTCCGCCAGGCATTATACTTAGAATATGATTTGATTCTGTTATTAATTGTCTGCTGTCATAACTAGATGTTTGAGGAATAACTTTGTTCCATTTTAAATTTTTAACTCTTTCTAGAATATCTTTATGAGGTAGATCTATCTTTCTTGCAAAGTAAATACCTTGTGTAAATATAGGGGTCACTCGCAATACCATCCTCCTACTCCAATAGGAACACGGGAATTTTTTAAAACCCAACCTTGACCCGCGCCTCTGTCCTCAGGTCCATAATAGATTGCTATCTTTTGGATAATGGCATAACCCTGACTAAAACAGTCGGGTTTAACTCTTTCATCCATAGGAAAATTAAGAAGGACTCCCGTACCTAGAATCATAATAATTTTCATTTTTTAATTTCTTTTCCCTTTATAAAATGTCTTGATTGTTGATGACCTTTCTTATTAAAATAAGAAACCCATCCACTAAAATCAGAATACTTTACCATTAAACTTTTAAATAATTTTTTCCAGCTCATTGCTTCCATTTCTTCTGTCTCGCCACCTTCTTTAGTTATAGTATATTTATATCGCATTGTCTAACTACGACCCTGGCCGCGCGATTTTTTATAATTTTTTTTCTCTTTCTTATTCATACGTTTTTTATGACGTCCAATTTTAGGTTTTGTTTTTTTCTTGTAAGTATTAACCCCGAATTGATGTCTTTTTCCCATGCTTCACCTTACGCGTATACTTCTTTTTATTTTTAAATACTCTGTGTTTAAATTCTTTTAAAATTCTAGCGAAGGGATTACGACTCATAGCTTAACAGTTTCATTTTTAGAAAAATTACTTGTCTTCATATATCTAATAGAACCATTTACATATTGTTTGATGTCTTCTCCACAATTTGTACATTTATAAAAATCAGTTACGATTGCAATCAGTAAAGAGTTTCTATTACAGGTTGGACATTTTCCATACACTGTATCTATTGGACCTAATTTAATTTCTTTTACCATTAAGCTAATGCCTCGTATTTTGTTTTCCCATCTTCTTTGTAAGCTTTTAAATATTGTCTTCGATTGTCTCCTTCGCGATAACTGCAGTGCACCCATCCCGAATTGGGATCGGATTCATTCCAGTACTCGAGAATGAGCTGGTCATAGTTTAGATTAAAGTGAATATAATCTGCTAAGTCTTTATTAGATACTCCAAAGATTTCGAAGTCCGCCGCTTCTCCTTTTGCATGTTGCGACGTCATTTTTGAGCCGATGGCCTCACAAAGCGCCCCAGAGCGAAATCCGCTAGAAATGCTAACTACGCAGTTAAAGTGGTCTCTAACAGGCTGTAGGACGTTCTCACAGAGCAATTTCAGGTTTTCCTGATGGTGGGGTTCAGGTGTATTATCGATGTTTTTTCTTATCGCGGTTTGACTTTTTGTCAGTTCTATTAAGCTAAAGTTTTTCGTCAGACTCATTTTTTTTCTCCTTAACTAGTATCTCTTCGTTAGCTTTATCTAAATCATCTGTTGTATATTCTAATTTTTGTAAGGATCTTTTCAAGGCTGAATCTTTAGCCTTACAGGCGTCCGTTAATTCATTGACCTGTTCTTTAAGAACTCTGACCTGTTCTTTATACTCTGAAATTATTTCTTGATAATCTGCTTTAACCATATATTCCACAACAACTAAATTTATCCATAAAGAAATAATGATAGACGCTGAAACCTATAACAATTCCTACAGAGATTCCAATTAAAATTCCCATGATCCATTTAATCCAGAACAATTTTCGTGATGTATTTTGAGCCATCCTTATTTGTTTTCACCTCCGCTTTAGTTCTAATACATTTATATTGGACCGTATCTGAATGGGTTCTCTCTGCCTGACGTTTTCCACGAAGGCAAACACTCATTGAGGGTTGGATTCTATGTTCCTTAATTTCAAAATTTACGAACATTAAAAGAGCTACTACGACTTCCATTATTGTAACCCCCACCAAATTAAAAATATAGGTATAATAATATGTTCAAAGATTTCATAGAGACAAATAAAAACTAATAACCATGTAAAAAATACACTAGTTTTAGATTTTAGAGTAAGATATTTAAACATACTTTCATGCCAAGTTGTGATTTTTTGTGTAAGTTTTAAAAGATTTTCCTTCATTAGTGTTGTACTCCATTTCCGTTACTAAATTTCATTTCTCTACTCGCATCTTTTAATTTCTCGATATCACGGAGTATTTTTTCTACGTCTTTTTGTAATCGTTCTATGTTGACTGTGTTGTGCATACCAGCTTCTTGAGCATCCTGTAATTTCTCGGTGGATTTATAAAGATCCTCGATCAACAAAAATTGTTCCGAATCGGCCGGAAGACTTCCTAATAGACCCCGAGGCCATTTTATTCTAAAATCAGTATTAATCGTTAAATCCTTTTCCATAATCTCTATTTTAGTTGAGTGCTGATTTAATTTCTCTTGAATTTGAAAAAATCCGAAGGTCCCGAGTGCGACCATTACGATCAAAGAGATCACGGTCTTCATCGGCATCTGGACGCTTTGTTCGGGTCCTAGCTTCATTTTTAGTTCCTTTTGTTTGGGTGTCTACCCATATAATGTTCGGATGGTTCATAGTTCCATTTATGTCCGTGGTGTCCTCTAACGTCAGCATACCACATTCTTAATCTAACTATCCATTTTCTAACTGGTCTTGGCATTAAAATAAAATATCCATAAGTAAGTATAACGTAATAAAGATGAACATACTAGCCATTTGGATATCGTAAGGAAAACGGGGCATATTTATTCTTTTTGGTTTAGTTACAATTGTTTTTATCTAAATCAATTGGCTTGTCACCACTATAAAACCATACATAAGATGAGAGTTTTGTTCCATCTTGTGTATAGGTACATTTTTTGCCTACCGAACAGGCGCTTAATGCAAATAATAATGCAAGAACTAAATATAATTTATTCATTTTGTTCCCTTTTCATTTGTTCTAATTCTCTATATTTTTTAGTTGGGTTTGTCTGAGCTAACTCATATATAGACAAACTTTTTAGAGAGTGTTCATACGTTAACGCTTCTGCGTTTTCTTGCTCGTCTTTTACGCGACAACATATACCTGATTTTTCTTTTTCTTTGGTATGCGTACTGCAAGTTTGTTTTTCGTTTATTGACATGAGAGACACTCATCGTTGTTTACTTTAGTTCCTTGAGGATTACAATTACATTTACTGCAAGCACATACACCATTCGCATCTGAATGTGCGCTCACACTACAATGACAATTACAAAAACAATCTTTACATTTAGTCCCTTCCATAAAAATCTCTCCAGAACCATTCTTTAACTTTTTTCCACCAGTTTTTAATCATTTTCTTCCTCTTTTATTTGTAGATCCATACCCTCTTGTAAAAGTTCGGATGTACTTTTTTCCTTTTCCTCAATTCCGTAGAAGTACTTATCCGTATCTTCTGTTTTCCATTTACTAGTATCCTCAACACTCCAATCTGAAGTTTGTACTTTCCAATCTGGAACTTCATCTTTTACTGTTAAAGATGGTATACTCCATATAAGGCGATTGTTTGGCTGAGCCGCATAATTACCATTGTTTAAGGCAAGTATGTGTGCGCACTTATGCTCGTGCGGTATTTCGGAATGATCCGTATCTACTATATTACTCTCTGGGTGAGCCCAGTCAACCGTGAAAAGATAGGTACCGTGATACCATTGCTTATCTTTTCCTATATATTTTCCTGATTGGCCTAAAAGGATATCAAAAGTATGAATACTAGGATAATAACTAAAAGAATTCCAAAGCTCCAACTCATCAAGTCGCATCCTAGGAACTTTTTTGACATCAAATCCTCTTTGTATAAATGCAGAGATTGGCAAACGGTAGAATACCGCTCCATTTTCCATAATTGCATGAAAGAGGATAGCTTTCCCTGAAATTGATGCCATCCCAAAGATGACACAGTCTTCAGCTTCTCCCACATGTCCGGAAAGGTCATAGAGATATTCTCTCCTTACCTGCGCATACGTCGCAGGAATGTTTGCGTTCAGATAAGCCATTCAACATAAATTCCTATAGTGCTGCGATTATTAAAATAACAAGTACTACACCGGCTCCAATACAGATTTTTTTATGATCTGTCCATAAGTGTTTTAATGTTTCCATGTTTCCTCCTGTTTTTAACCTACCATATTCCTATTAAAAAAGAAACTTATCGTAAAACGATATGAAGGTCCAATCAAATTTTGGGCCTTAATTGTATGGGGTATTCCACCATCAAAAATGACTAATCTGTTAGGAACATAAGCATTGGAAAAACGAATATCTTTTCTATTTTTTTCATAGAATAAAGTCTCTCCTCCCCACTCAGGATTCCACGTTAAATTTGTGTAATATAAAGCAACTACTTGATTTGGATGTATATGAATAAAATTTACATCTAAAGGTTTTGTTAAATTAACAACACAGTTTTTATAATTATCTATGTTAAGTTTGTAAGGTTTTACTTTCTCCAATATAGGACCTAACATTTTTAATTTTTTTACATCTTCAAAACTATAATCACTATATAAATTTTGATAAGCTTTATGTTGTGGCTCTGCACTATCATCCCACCCTATTTTATAGAAAGATCGTATCACCATATTATAAGCTAATTGAGATATATCATTTGATAAAAAATTATCATGAGTTTTAATCATAAATATCTCCCCACGTTTTCCCTGATTCATAATCAACTTTATTAGGTACTTTTAGCTTAACGGCATTTTCCATAATTTCGATTATTTTTTTAGCTTTCTCATCTGACTCAATAGAAATATCTAGTTCATCATGAATCTGTATATGAGGAACAACTCCTTCTTTATATAAATCTAACATAGCTTTTTTTGTCATGTCGGCTGCTGATCCTTGTATTAATTTATTTAAAGCTTTGTAAGTAAACGCTCTTCTAATTCTGCCTCTTCCATAGGTTCTTTCAGCTTCTTCAAAACCCATAGGTTTATGCATACCAAATTGATTTGGTTCCCATTTAGTAAATCTACATCTACGTCCTAATAAAGTTCCAATGGATCCTGATGTTTGTGCTTGTCTAGATGTGTAATTCATTAAGTCTTTAACAAAAGGAACGTTTTGATGATACTGATTAAATAAATCTTCTGCATCTTCTCTTTTGTTTAGTCCAAGTTCTGCTTGTAGTTTTGCTTTACCCATTCCATAAAACAATCCTAGATTAATTGTTTTGGCTTGAGTTCTAGATATGTTAGCCATATCAGCTACGGTTTGATGGAAGTCTACATCGTTCTTATTAAATCGATCTACAATATTGGTTACAGATTCATCAAAGCAAATAGGTTCAGTTGAAGCTGCATAGTGTACAACAAGTCTTGGTTCTTGTTGTGAGTAATCAAAACAACCCCATTTATGATTTTCTTCTGGAATAAATAATGATCTAATCATTGGTCCTAGATCTTTATTTCTAGCAGGGATTTGTTGTAAGTTTGGATTTGAATAACTAAATCTACCTGTTACCGTCCCTCCTTGATCAGATCGTATTGGATTTATATCAGCATGGATTCTACCTTTATGTTGATGTTTTATAATTGTATCAATAAAAGTTGTATGAGCCTTGTTTATTTCTCGAGCTTTTGCTATCTTCTTAACTAAAGGATGTTCATGAGTGGAAAGAAAGTTTTTAGTAAATGATGGTGACTGAGTTTTTAAAGTTCTGGTATAAGGCAGTTGCAATTTGTCGAAAACTTTGGCAATCGATCTTGCAGCCCATATTTGACAATCTAATTGTGTTTCTTTTTTTATGTCTAATAATAATTGTTTTTCTTGTGTGGACAGCTGTTCTTTTAATTTATGAGCGCATTCGATATCAACCCGAACGCCTTTAAATTTCATTTCAATTAAACATGGAAATAATTGTGTTTCTAAATCAAACACTTCAGTTAAGTTTTGTTTTCTAAGTTCTCTGGATAAATGTTTAAATAATTCTAAAGTTAATACTGCATCTTTCTCTGCATAGTTACCTACATACATTGCTGGTAATTTATATAATTCTTTTTTAGGATCTACTCCCCATGACTCTGCTGCTTCAGTTAATGTTTTTTCATCTTTAACTTCTCCTAAATAATCAAATGATATACTGTTAAGGGTGTACCATAATCTATTCTCATCAATTAAAGAGGCCATAACCATAGTATCCATAATATGTCCATTTACAGGTATGCCGTATGCTTTAATCCAGCAAACATCATACATAGCATTATGAAATATTTTTATTGCATCTGTAGCACAAACTTTTTTAAACCATTCGAGTACAATTCTTTTATCTAAATTTCCTCCGCCTTCATGCGCAATAGGATAATAACCTGACCATCCTTCAACAGCTACAGCGATACCTACAATTTCACCCTCTCCTTGTATAGCTCCTGAACCTTTAGACTTAAGTTCCGGGTCTTTAGTTTCTAAGTCAATAGCAATATATTTTGCATGACTTAAATCAGGAAATTCTTCTGGGCAACTCCATTCTTTTTGTGCTTCAAACATCATAATTTTATTAACAATAAATTTTCTCCGGAAGATTTTCTTACATCTTTAGGTAAAGCAAAAACTTTTTGTTGTAATTTATAACCAATATATTTCATATAGTCTGGTAGATAAGCATCATCTATTACTACTTTCCCACCAGGCTTTAAATTTCTTTCACAAAAATCAATATCAAAATAAAAATCGGCAACACCATGACCACCATCAACGTGGATAAAATCTAAATTTGGAAAATCATATTTTTTTATTACTGCTTGGCTAGACCCTGCATAAAAACCAAATCTACCTTTCCAATACTTATACATAAACCTAGCTGTGTTAACAGTGTATTTGTATCGACAGATATCAATTGAGTTTAAAATTATTTGATCATTAGCCATTAAAATAATAGCTGAGCTATGTCCTGCATTAAATCCTATTTCTAAACCTTGTTTACATCCTGCTACAGCTTCTCTTAAATATTGTCTTTTCCAAGATCTTTCTTTTACAGGTTTAGTTTTTTCTTCAAGAACAGTACCGTGTTTATAACAATAGTTTCCTTCAACTTTACCTTTAACAAATTTGTTTAACTTACTAATTAGTTTTAATTCCTTAGGCGCCCATGTTTCTTCACATTCAGGAATATTTTTAGGATAAAATTGATTATAATCTACATACGGTATTTTCATTTGTAATCTCTTTCAATAATCATTTCAATAAAATGTATAGCCTTTAGTAAATCTTCCTTTCCTCCTTTATGTGAATGTCGACAGATATACTTTATAGCTGATCCTTCAGGGAAAAGCAATTTATTCTCGACTACAAATTTACTCGGCTGAATTTTTAAAGTTCGATAGTGTTTTCCTCCAATCTGTTTATCCCATACACTTTTCTTTTTCATACAATGGGTGCTCCAATATTATATTGATATTCATATGTGGGTTGAACCAAATACAAATTTTCTTTAGCTCTAGTAATTCCTACAAAAAATAAACGATGTTCTGAATCAGCATTCTTTTGCGCTGATTCATATATGATTCTCTCAAGGTCAGTATGCAAAACGACATTGTCGCACTCTTCTCCTTTTACACCATGTATTGTAGATAATTTTATTCTTGCAGGTTTCATTAGATCATCACCGCTCTTTAGAATGCTTCTAATGTAGTCTTTACTTGAGTCTGGAAAATTTAAAAGCTCCCAGTTCCCCGCTGCTAGCAACCCGTGTTCAGCTCTTAGTCCTTCTAAATCTATTGAAGTTATTGTTTCTAAAGTTTTTCCACCAGCATAACCTCTAGTTAAGTGTCCTTGTTTTACAGTTAAGTAGTCCCATAAATCTTTTACATCTTCTTTATTTACAAAAGCCTCTTGGTTTAATCTTATCCAAACTCTATATGCATTAAGCATTCTTTTAGGTAAAATCTCTTGATGCTTAGCTTCAAACCTTTGATTAATTCTATACATATGCTCACGTAAAGGTTCTAACATTTTGTTTGTTCTGGTTAGAATCATCCAGTTGCCTTTAGTAAAATCTAAATCTTGAACTATTACATCTTCAAAAACCTGACCTTCAGCATCTCTTGGTTTCCATTCTTTGTCCAAACGTTCTGTCATATGTGGAAAAATAGATTCAGCTAATGCATGTATCTTTCTGGGAACTCTTCTTGATTGTATTTGTGGATCTTTCTCTCCTTTTAAATCTATAAATATCTTTGGATCTGCACCTTGAAAGGTATAGATAGTTTGATCATCGTCCCCTGCAATGTATGAACGAGCACACTTACTTTCTATGTAAAAGAACATATCCCATTGCAGAGGACTTAGGTCTTGGGCTTCATCGAGGAAGACAGCATGAAGTGGTGGACATTTATCCTCCTCGACAAACTTTGAAATCATATCAGAGTATTCAATCATCTCTGTGCTAGCTTTATAAGTTTTTAAATCTTCATTTATTTGTTCTGTTAACCAGATATCTCCCGAGTAATGTAAATCTAATTGTATGGCTGCTTCTTCTAAAGATATTTTTTTATTTCTCGCATACTCAATAATTTTCATATGGGGGTTTGTATGTTCTACATAACCATTTTCGTTTATACGGGATTCAAAAGATAAGTTTGCACATATCCTAGAAAAGTTTTTAAAACCTTTCCATTTCTCGTTCTTTAATAATTGTGTCTTTGTAGTAATTCCAAGTTCGTGAGTACCCATAGAATGCATGGTGCTCACATATACATTATCATTATTAATTCTTCTATCTGCTTCTTCTACTGCAGCATTACTAAAAGCAATATATGCAATCTTATCCGCTTCAGTTTTTTTTAATTCTTCATCCAAGTAATACATAAGCCTATGCGTTTTACCGGTACCTGGAGGACCCGGTATAATAATTCTATGCAAACGGAGGCTCCTTCATTTTATCTTTTCTTGTATTCGGTTTATCTAATTTAAGTGTTTTAAGAGACATATATCTCACGCTCTTATTATTTATTTTCCCTGGTACTTCTTCGGCTTCAAATAATACTTCTAAGAGTCTTGCAGTTTTTTGTTTTGGATATTGTTTATCAGGCCATGACTTTGATCTAATTATAAATTTCCAGAAGTCTTTGAATTTAAAATAACTTACTCCATCTTCTGTATAAGATAGACCTCGAAGAATATCTTTCCAGTCCTTACCAGGTATTTTATTTATATAATCCCCTAATAATTCTGTTAGTTGTGTATCAATTTTTGTAGACTGTGGAGCTTCAATAGGAATGGTATCTTTAAGTAATTTGTTTATTGCCTTTCTCCAAATTAGTTTGCCAACTGGTGGCATCGCTTGATCAATTTGTTCTAAACATTTTAAAGAAAATTTATCTGGTTCATGTAATTCTGATGAGTCAACTTCAACTTGTTCATCATTAATAGTCACATAGTATAAAGGTGGATCTGAATCATATTTTTGTATCTCTTTTATTTCTGTTACACCTGGAACTTCATCATCACCAATACCAAATTCTTGAAGCACACATTTTTTAGCATTACAAAATGAAGCAATAGGTTCATCTTTACATTTATATTGATAATCTTTTCCATCAATAGATTTAATTATTGTGTCTATTTCTTTTTTATCTAGTGGTGGTTTACAGTATGTATCATTATATTTAAATATTTCTAATGACCAGGACCCAGGAAATCTTTTCTTTACATAAACGCCAAAATTATACATGGCATTATTTCTTTGACCATTCGGTATACCTTGTTCCGCTAATGCAACTAAACAAGGAGAGGCACCTTTTAATAAGTCATCAACTTTTTCTTCTTTTAATTTTAAATTTCCTAGTTGAATCGCTGAGAGTTTTACTTTATCATATTCGTTAAAAAATTCATTCAAAGTCATAGCTGATCCATCTTCTTTAATAGCATAACGTATTGTCATCTTTGCATTATGGTAAGGAAGATTTAAGAAACTACCTGTTCCTCCTTTTTGCATATCAACTTTATTTTGTTTGGGAAATATTTCTGCATTAGCATAACCTAAGATTGCAGCCATTTCTTTTAGTTTGTTTCTTAATAAAACTGCTGGTGTAAATTCACTGGTAAATAAAAAGACATGTGCTCCTCCAGATTTTGATCTGCATACAGTTAAGGGAAATTTGTTTTCTTTTATTTTTTTAATAAGTGCTTGGTGATCAAAGCCTGTATATAAATCAATATCAATACACGCCCATCTACATTTGTTATCTTCATTGATTGGAATAATACCGAGAGCAGGATCAGTGCCTTCCAAATGGTCTCTGAACATTTGTATACTTGGAGCTTTTTTAATTATGAAAGATTTAGTTTTGTTTTTACCTCGGTCATCAAACTCTTGTGTTTTTCGAGTTTGTCCATAGGCACTAAATGAGCCTGAAAATATATCTATAAATTTATCTAATTCTTGTTCTGTCATGTCCACCTAAAAAATGGGCGCCATCTCTGGCGCCCATCAGAAATATTAGCCTCTTTTAGCGAAGCTAGTGTAGAACTTTTTCGCTCGTTCATACATCTTCGCATCTTCTAATTGTCCAACTTTTTCAACCGCGTAGCCGTACCATTGATTACCTTTACCTGTATTTAATACAGAAGATAATTTATAAATATGGCTAAACGAAGGTGGAGTATAAGACCCATTCTTACCATCTAAATTAATAGACTTCATCATGGAGTTCCATTTTCTGCTAATTTTACCTTGAGAAGAACTCATAGATATCATTGCAGTTTCAGAACCATTTGGTCCCAAGATAATCACAAAGTGTTGACCTACAGTTAAGATGTAGTTTCCATTCTGTAATCTATCTTTACCATCAGGACCCTTAGTTGTTTTGTCTAAAACATCTGAGGTGTCAGGATAGATTTGTTCAGGTCTTCCAGAACCCGTTCCATAATCTGCCCATTCTTGGTACTCCAGTCTATAATAACAAGGAATAACCTGTATTCCTTTATCTCCATTATATAACTGTTTCGTGACAGTATTTAAAAACATACCAGGTTCAGCACCTTCTACGTAATTTTGATTACGCTTTTGTGCTTCCGCCGATCCGTTTTGTAAAAGTTTTAAGATTGGTGGAGCCAGACTATCTGTCTTCACGTTCTCAAAACCTAGCTGTGCATCTGCTTCAAATAATGACGCAGATGGAAGGCCAGCTTCCTTTCTTGTTGCTACTTGTTTCTCGTTACTCATTTCGCGTTTCTCCTTTTATCGTCGCGTTATTTTTGTTTGGTTACCCTCAAACGGTTTAAAAAGGTCAGCCGGAACATCTTGTCCAGATTGTAATCGTTCCCTGACCAATGCTTTGAGAGTCATAGGATTCACCCCAATTTTCTGGACCGGTTCGAATCCTTGACCCTTTGCAAGTTCAGCATATGATGCTGCCTTGTTGTCTTCGCCTTTACCAAAGGTAACAGTGATATCGTTTTTAATGATATCCCCTAAGCCATTGCTACGAAGCCAGTTAAAAGCTGCATCCTGTTGATCTTTAGGAATAGAGGCGCCATATATTTTTTTAACTTCTACGGACTCACCATCTTTCAGCTTTAATTTTGTAATTTGCATTTCATCCATCATCGCAGGAATTTCAGTATGCGATACGACGTTTGCTTTTGCTTTTAATTTTTTTAAAGATTCTTCAGCGTTTTGAATCTCATCTTCTAAATCTTTAAGTTCTAAAATTTTATCTGACAATCTTTTAGCGGAATCTATTTGTTCCACAGATTGCATTCTATCGTTTTCAAAATCTATTTTTGTCATAACTTTCTTATCTTTCTATATATAGGTTATTATATTAATTGTCAACTCCCTTTTAAATTTATTTCTACTGGATAATATTTCCTTTCCTGTTTATCCCATTTTAATAGGTTGTATTTTCCATTAGTTAGGTCCGATACTAAAGAACATGCTACCCCAATTATGGCAGGATCGCCTGTAAGTAGTAAATAATCTCTTATTGTATAGTCTTTTAAAGCTGTCCGAAGTGTGGTCACGACATAATTTGGACTTAATATAATCTGTGAATTTTCAGGTAGTAGTACTTTTAACTTGCCGAATTGTGTAGCTCCAATAATATTTATTTTAGGAGTACCCATTTTTGAACCAGGAATATCTTGAATTACATATACGATAGGTTTAGTGTCAGTTGTTTTAGTCTGACTTGTAAGTTGCATTAATAATATTTCCTTCTTGACATTTTATAACATGTAATATATACGCTTTCAATAGAAAGTAGAAACATATTATGCATTATAAATATAAAAGCAAGCCTTTTGCTCATCAAGAGACAGCGCTTGAAATGTCTTGGGACAAAGAGGTTTTCGCGTACTTCATGGAAATGGGTACTGGTAAGTCTAAAGTACTAATTGATAATATTGCGTTGTTATATAACAATGGCAAGATAGATAGTGCTTTAATTATTGCGCCTAAAGGTGTCTATAAAAACTGGTATGATGTTGAAATACCTGAACATATGCCTGAATATATAGAGAAAAGAGTTGGTCTTTGGCGGACTGATCCTAATGCAAAAGACCTAAAGCCTATGTTTGAAACAGGAGCACGACTTCATATTTTACTTATGAATGTTGAAGCTTTCTCTACCAAGAAAGGTCTACAATTTGCTACAAAATTTTTAATGAGTCATAAAGCTTTGATAGGAGTTGATGAGTCTACTACCATAAAAAACCCTGCGGCTAAAAGAACTAAAAATATTTTAGGTTTAAGAAAATATTGTAAGTACAGACGTATACTTACAGGTTCACCTGTCACTAAATCACCATTAGATTTATTTTCTCAATGTCAATTTTTAGATCCCTGGTTATTAGATCAAAGTTCTTATTATTCTTTTAGAACACGATATGCTGTATGTAGAAAAATTCAAGTTAATGGTAGACAAGTTGAGATTGTTGTTGGTTATAGAAATTTAGCTGAACTATCAGATAAGATAAAACCTTTTTCATATCGAGTATTGAAAGATGATTGTTTAGATTTACCTCCTAAAACATATATAAAGCGAACCATAGAATTATCTGATGATCAAAAACGTGTTTATAAACAAATGAAACAAACAGCTCTTGCAGTATTAAATAATAAAATGGTTTCTACAGCCACTGTAATTACTCAACTCATGAGGCTACATCAAATTACATGTGGTCATTTCACATCTGATGATGGAGAGATACAAGAAATAAAAAATAATCGTATTAATCAACTTATGGATATACTCGATGAAGTGGAAGGCAAAGCTATCATTTGGGCCCACTATAGATATGATATAAAAAAAATAGTTGAAGCTATTAAAAAAGAATATGGAAATAATTCAGTAATGACTTATTATGGAGATACTTCAACTGATGACCGACAAGAAGCAATCAAAAAAATTAATGACCCCGATTCTCCAGTAAGATTCCTGGTAGGAACCCCACAAACAGGAGGATATGGTATCACTTTGACAGGAGCTTCTACTATGATATATTATTCTAATGGTTACGACCTAGAAAAAAGAATGCAGTCAGAAGCTAGAATAGACAGAATAGGACAATTAAAATCAATGACATATATTGATATCATGGCAGAAGATACAATTGATCATAAGATTGTAAAATGCTTACGTTCTAAAGTAAATATAGCTACTCAAATAATGGGTGAAGAATTAAAACAATGGATATAAAATATTATATAGAACCTGTATTTAAGATAGAAGCTTTTAAAATTGAATGTCCAGACTTTAAAAGAAAAAAGAAAGAAATGGAAAAAGCATTAAAAAGTTTTCCTGAAACTAGAAATAGAAATTTTTTCTCTAATAGAGATACTGCTGATATTAGATTACCACTTCAAAATATATTTAGAGATGAGTTTAAATTAATATCTGACAAGTATGCTTCTAAAATTTCTTTGGCTAATGCCTGGTCAGTGACTTACAAAAAAGGAGATCATCATCTCCCCCACAATCATGGTTCAGCTGGGTATGCTGCTATTCTATATTTAAGTATGCATAAAAATCATCCACTTACAATTTACTTGCAACCCTGGAATAATGAGAGAGATAAAAGTGTATTATTTAAACCTCCAGCAAAAGAAGGGGATATTGTAATTGTACCTAGATTTATAATTCACCATACAGAGCCTAATACAATTAGTACTCCCAAAAGAATTGTAGGATTTGATTTTGATTTAATTTAAAATTGAATGTGACTTAATAAAGTATATATTAAAAAACCCATTGCAGCAATTAAAGCTCCCGCACAACTGATCATGATTTTTTCAAGTCGTTTGATACGTTCTTCTATTTGATGAATTTTTTTATGTGTTAATTTTTGCATAATTCTGCAAAGCTTTTCATGAGATTCTATTCTTTGTAGTGCGTTAGTCTTACTCATATTTTCCAGGTAGCAAGCGTGTTATTCCACCTGTGCTATACCCCCTTCTTAGAAGACCTCCTCGAGCCATCAATTCAGATCTATCTCTACCCATTCCACTTTTTCCATGCCCGGTAACTGTATTACCCTGATCCGGGTCTCTACCTCCTGTGGCTATATTTATTATGGCTTCTTGTTTTGCTTGCATCTTAGGAGTCTTATATTGTCTATGTTGATTTTTTTGCGCCCATTTTTGTGCCATCTCTTTTACATTAGCAGATCCAAACATAGAACTACCTGGTGCATTTTTACCGGCGAATAATCCTCCGACCATTCTTCCAGTGTTATCAATTCCTACATTTCGATATTCCGAGGGAATACTCATCATTTGATTTGAAAGAAAAGCTTCATTTCCTCTTCGATCGGCCGGTGTTAATTTAGTTCTGTTAGGTAAGATTCGATCTAAGAAATTTGTAAGAACACTTTGTTGCTCCGGCGGTTCTACTGCATAAGATAATGCTTTAAGATCATCATCTGTATCATCAGTTGCAAAGGCTTGACCTATACCTTGCTCTAGCGTACCCATGTTTCGGTTTTGGTTATATTCGTTATATCTTTGGCTCGTTGGTGGAACTTCGTCGGTTGGAATTTTTGGTTCATTTATTCCAGGGATTTGTTGGTCAACATAACGGAAATTGCTATCATAAAGATCTTCAGCTATTTCACTAGGATCTCTTAATATCTCGTCCATAACAGTCGCATATTGCGTATCACTCATAACGTTACCAGCGTCAGCTGTGAGTCCTTCTAAGTCTGCATAAGGATCGTTTAAAGCAGTAAATCCTTTTACACCTGAATATTCTTCTTTAGGTAAAGAAAGTGGCTCGCCTGTTTTTATATGATTGTCCCAATCTTTTTGTAACTGTTGTCGATACGCTGGCGTCTCACCATAGGTACTTTTCATCTCGAATAAGCTTTTCAGTATTTTATCTTTATTACTATTCGGTTTATAGGCTATTTGATTACCTATATCAGATTGAGTTTCAATTATTTCATCGCTGCTACCTAAAGCGAAAGGAATCCTTCCACCTAAAGCTTTACCAATTCCACTGCCATAGGTATCGGTCCAGTCACGAGCAATCTCTGGCTCGTTGGCCCATAAATATCGTCTTTGTTTTTCTGATTGAAAAGGCATTATGCCAGTCCTCTTTGTTTAAGTCTCATCATTTTTTCCTCTTCTGATAATAAACCTTGCTCAACTTGTGTCAACCCACTTTGCATTGTATTAAGTCCTTGTTGTGGGTCTACAATAGCTGCATCTACTCTAGGCTGTTCTTTTAATGGTGGTGTCAAAGCTTTAATTGCAGCTTTCTCGTCTTCATAATCATAAGATCCTTTAGGAGGCATAAAGTCAGCTAGTGTAAATGTCCAGTCACCATTTAAACTTAATTTAGAAAATGCATTATTCATTAGATTTATAACTCCTTGTGCTTGTTTAAAATGATCTGGTTGACCTGTTCTTCTTGCTAGATCATAAAAAGCGTTTTGAGTTCCTTTTGTTGGATAGTAAGGATCAAAGGACCCATTAATTAAAGCGTTATAATCTTTTTTTAATCCACGTTTTCTAAATAGATCTGAGGAGAAACCAGCACTTAGTCCTAACGTTTTTCCATCAGCTATATCTTTTGCCATTTGTTGTTTAACTTTAAACAATGCTTCGTTAGCTACGTAATATCTTTCAATTACTTCTTCAGGAGTTTTTCCTACTTTAATTACTCCTTCTTCACCACCAGTAAATTCTTTTCTAGCATTACGTAGACCTCCTTGGTATTGATTAATTTTATATCCTAAAGCTTGTTGCGGATCGATTTTCATTAATCTAAAACCAAAAACACCTGCAAGTGATTTAGGTATTTCAACAACATCTCCATTAGAATCAGGTTGACCTGTTGCTGAATCATACACTCTTAAGAATTGTTTATATTGAGGAGCTTGTGTTTCTGCTAGATGTTTTAATATTCTAGAAAATTTTTCATGCTTTGGTGTTTGTTCTGTGTAAAGCTCTTTGTCTTCTTTAGTTCTTCCTTTTCTAAACCATATGTCATTAAATGCTTCTGTAAAGATAGACTCACCAATAAATGGGTTAGCTGTTTCAGCTGCAGATTCTGTAAGTCCTTTATAGAATCCTTTTGATAAAACATCTTCACTCTCTATACCTTCTTGAATATTTCTTATCAATGTTTGAAAAGGTCTTGTTAACGTGTCATAAACATTATTATGACTCCAGTCACTGTAATATAATTCTCCTGTTTCAGGATCTCTAACAAAAATGTTTTGTGAATTTTTTGACCATGGAGCTACACCTAAATTAGTTGCTGCTGCAGCTTCTTCATCTGATACTCCAAAGATAGCTTGTGATCCTTTCACAATTCCATATGGAATAGCTCCCATAGCTGCACCTGCACCTACCGCTCTTGAAAGGCCAATACTCTTCATTGGGTTTGTACTTTTAAAATAATTTAAACTACCTGTTACAGGATCTTTTATATCTTTTATTACTTGATCAAATATACCACCACCGGTTCTAAATATTTCTGATGGCCATGACATAAAATTACCAAAAGGAGTAGCACGCATTGTTCTTACGAAGTCACCAACATAGGCATAGTTAGGTATTGTGTTTCTAACTATATCAGCAGCTTCTTCTTTTAATTGTTGTGGAGTTCTTTTAATACCAGCTTTTGCATACTTTGCTGCTCTTCTTAGTTTCTCTACTTCATACATAGTTACTTTCCAAAAATCATCTTCAGCTATGTATGCGTCTTGCATTGTTTTACTCACTTTTCTTGCGCCTCTTACTGTAGAAGCACCAAGCTTACCTAATGATCTCATCATTGGTTTTAAAACTGAGTCTGTTGCGATGTTTCCAGATTCAAATATTTTTGCATCTCTCATTAGGTTTTGAAGGTCACCCATTCTTGTGTTGGTATTAGTAACACCAAGTTCTAATAACTCTCTATAATATTCCATGGCTTTAGGATCTCTTAGTCCTAGATTTAAAGTTTTTCTTGCTTGATTAAATCCTCTAACCATTAAAACAGGATTAGATAATGCACCATTGGCTAATGCAAAAGCAGAAGAAGAAAAGAAATTTCTAAAGTGTGTTGGTATAGATAAAACAGTTTTAGCATATTGAGATCCTGCTTTTGGTGTTAAGAATAAATTTCTATATGCATAAGAAGCAGTTCGAGCAAATTTATTTCCAGCTTCTCCTCTCATAAATTGTGATACTTTAGCAGCGTTACCAAATGCTTCAGCTATATCTTTTGTTGTATATGAACCTTGAAGTCTATTAATTAAAACTCCATCAGTAAAATATTCTTGTACATAAGGATCTATTTTTACAATCTCTTGATTAGGTAAAGCTCTTTTAGCTGCTAAAGGCTCTGAAAAGAAAAAGCCTCTCGATCCTGGCGGCGTCGCGCTAGTTGCAGCTTCTTTTAAAGCAGCATCTACATCTAAAATCTCATCGAACATTTGATTTTTTCTAGCAATTGTTCCAAGTCGATTCATTCCTTCAAAGATAGAATGTCTGGCATCTTCTACTTCACCAAACAAATCTCTAAATATTTTACTACCTCTACCTATAACTTGTAATTCTTTTGATCCATCAGGTAATTCTTTTGATAAAGTTTGAGCAAATGTTTTTATATTTGTAGGTGTACTGGCTCCTTGTGCTAGATTATCATATTCAAACGTAGGTAATTTACTTTTAGGGTTGTATGCTTTGGCTTGTCTTAAAACATCATTAACAAGCATTTCTGCTTCTTCATCTGTAATAGGGTTGTTGTTTTTAGATGCGTATCTTTTAAATAATTCTCTTGCTTTAAAGACCGCTTCATCTGTAGGTTTGTATCTTTGATAAAAACTGTAGTCTGTGTTTTGAAATATTTTATATGTAGTTCCTAGATAGTTCTTAACTCTATTCCCCATTAGTTCTTTAAGATCAACTTGTAGTTTTTTACCAGCAGCTGCAGTCATTCCTACAGGACCTTGAGCTGTAATATCCATAAGATCACTAAATTTCTGTCTAACACTTCTTACAGAAGTTAATAAATTATTTATATTTTTATTAGAAGCTTTCATGTTTTTAGCTGACTTCATAAAAGTTTTTAAACCTGCTTCAGGTATTTCTTTTTTTAAATCTCCTTCAAACATTAAATCATTTATTTCTTTTAAAAATTTACCTCTATTTTCATCTGTAGTTTTATTTAAAAAAGTTTTTGTATAAGGAAACATTTGATTTACTTCTTTATCTATACGTTTAACTTGCTCCATGGCATAATTAGTATCAGCCATGAGTCTTCCTTTTTCTTTTCTCATTCCTAAAAATAGTTCTTGAGGTTTACTTCCTCTAGGTCTGAAATAAGAACCTATTTTATCAAAAGTTCTCATTAGCTTATCACTACTATAAGCCATCTCTTTGCCACGACGAGCCAAGTTTTTTAATGCATGTCCGGTACCAAACACTATTCCTGTTAAAGGAATTCCCTCAGCACTAAATTTTAATCTGTTTAATAATTTTCTTTGTGCATCAGCTTGTGGATCTGCTTCTACATTTCGATCTAGTTCTGTTGGACCAGCTTCGAATGCATCTCCTATTGTTCCAATATCTTCTACATCGGCAACCATAAGTTCACCGCCAGCTCCTCCAAGAGCAACAGCTCCTATTTTTTGAGACGTAGACAATTCTTGTGCTTTCTTTAAACCTTTTTGGAAATTTTTAGATTTTAAATTAACATAACGACCAGTTCGTTTTGCTTTTAAAGCTTTTCTTGCTAACTTCGTTGCAATCTTCGCACCAATTCCAGCTGGTACACCTATTTGTACTAATGACTGTATTAATTTTCCTGCAGCTCTTTGTTCTGCTATTTCTTCTAAAGGATTTATTGTATCAAAGAACTGTTCAACCTTAGCTGCAGCATCTGCAGTCATACCAGTCGCATCCATTAGCTCTGCACCTAATGATACAAAACCTTCTGGTATTTTTATTAAACCTGAACCTATTCCAGCTATAGCTGACGTAAGTTGACTTACTTCATTATTATTTTCTGCCTCAAGCTCTTTGGGATTTGAAGTATAATCTTTGTAGTCGGGAAATAATTGAGCCATAGGATTAGTCTCCTATATATGGCACCAGTGCTTTATTTGGATCTGGATCATCAAGTGTTTTTGTTATTAAACCAAAACCAGGCACCCATGTAATATCTCCAACTTTTAAACTTGCTGGATCAACTGCAGTTACTTGTCCCTTTTTATCAAGTAACAATTTAGGGAATCTTACAAATTTATCTCCGTACTGGGTTCCAAGATAATATAATTTTGTAGCCACACCTGTAGCATCAGCATAAATAGAATCTAGTTTATTATTCTCAATCATTTTTGCTATAACAGCTGCATCCGCTTTTATTTGGGACTGTGGAGTTTGAGATTCATAACCAGTTTTCTTAGCTTCTTTTGCATACTTCCCTTTAAGAGCCATTGATAATCCTGCTAAAGCAGATGTAGAATCTGTTGCGCCGCTAGACATTTTCATTTTAAGTGCTTCATCAACAGGACCTGCAAAAGCTTTTCCTAAATTTCCTAAAGTACCTCCGCCTCCTGTTTGACCCATACCTTTTAATCCACCAGTAATTAAAGCTCTTGCAATTAGATCATTACTTGATGGTTTACCCATTGCACCTATTCTTTTAAAAGCTTCCATTACATTTAGTTCTGAATCATCTAAATTTAAATCTGCGATTAGATCCATATAATTACTCTCAGCGTATTTTCTTCTAGGTTGAGCTAGCCCAACGATACCATCGTGAGTTTGTCCACCTCTTCTAAACATTGGTCTTCTTAATATTCTACTCATTAGTTATTTCCTTGTATTAATCTGTAGATTCCAGCCAACGTTGCGCCAGCACTTAATCCAGTTTGTAATGGACTTGGTGATGGAGTCGTTTGTGTTTGTTGTGAACCTGGATAACCAGATATTAATCCCATAACTCCTTGACCATGAGCTTGAGCTGTTGTCAAAGGTTGGAACGCTGTTCGTTCAGCTAAATTTTGTGAAGCAGTTAAGCCAGCTTGTGCTCTTTGTTCTTGAGCTCCACCTAATGTTGTTAACGCCCCCATTTGTTGTCCTAACAAAGCAGGCGTTTGTTGTGCTAATTGTATATTTCTTAAAAAGTCTTGACCTGCTAATTGATTAGCTTGTGTAAATCCTTGATTTAATAATTGTGCTTGCAATCCTGCTCTATTTCTACCAGCTGTAGCAGCGTATTCAGCTTGTGCAATTCCTTCTCGACCCCCGCCATACGCTCCAGATTGAATAGCGTTAGCTGCTAATGCAGGAATTCCTTTTGCTGTTTGTTGATCAAATTCATCTAACGTAGTACTGATGACGTCTGTTTGATAAGGCGTCATGTAAGATTGATAAGCTGAAGGTCCTGTTAAAGCTTCTGCTGATGTTAAATATTGTCCATAACCACCAAGCCCAGAAGCTAATCCTTCTGCTTGTGTTGTAAAAGATCCAGGGCCAGCCACATATTGTGGACCCATGAACTGTGAAAAATCTAAACCTTTGGTTGTTCCAATTGCTTTTGTTAGATCATCTAAATACGTTTTACCTGCAGCTTCAATAAACTCAGGTGGTAACTGTCGTATTGTTTGTGTTTCAGCCATTAAACTCTTCCTCCATTTTCTAATGTTTCCATTAGTTGGTACATTCTTTGTGCACCTGTATTAACATCTCCACCGCCCATGCCTTTTACAGCATCAGCAGTCATTACAAATTCGTTATTACTTACCATTGCTGGTATGTCGTCTGCTTTTTCTTTTACCCCAACTGGAGGAATAAATCCACCATGATCTCTCATATCTAATTCTTTAACACCGGCTTTATTTTGATTAATAGGAATTCCCGTGATGCCAGATGCCATCATTACTTTATCGTCAGATCCATAAGCATATCCGACTCTACCGCCATCGGAATAATATTCAGTAATTTGAGACTCAACCCATTCATCAATTTGTTCAGGATGAGCGCTTAATTCTGGATTCACATTTGTGTAATATTGTTTTAAATATGCTTTTAAAGCATCTTTATCTCTAGCAATTTCTGAAACTTCTTCTTCAGTCTTACCAGCGAAAGCTGTTCCTAAAGAACCGCCAAGCAGAGCTGCTCCAACTGATTTACCTACTTTTCCTGTTGCCCAGTCAGGTAACATACTTGCGGCTTTACCCCAAGCACTTCCTGAACCAAACCATTTAGGATTTGCACCTCCCATAAAGGGAGCTCCCATTAGAGCTGCTGTAATAGCCATCTTACCTACATCAGAACTTACAATACCTTTAACAGCTTTAGCTCCTTTCTTTAATATCTTTCCAATTCCACCAAGAAAATATGGTTGTCTGTGTACTATGCCTGTTATGCCGCCAGTGTTGTATAGTTGTCTTCTCATTTGTGATCTAGATATAGCCATAATGTCCTTAAAATTTAAAAGTGGCAGGCGTGAAATCCTGTAATTTATAGTTTATTTGATTTTATGTAGCAGGTCAATGCTATTTTTTGAGCTTGTGTTGTACCTTTAACTCATCCCAGAGCCTACCACAGAACTGGTAATCACCGGTGTGTGTTATGAAATCAAGTACATATAGATAGATTTTTCCACCCATTTCTTTCCATCTCTTACAAAATCCGAAGTCTTCTCCGTAATACTTCTTAGTCTTAGGGTCATGTAAGCATTCGAATAGGTTATAAAAATTAGGTTTAAGTATCTCTTGTCCATTAATCATAGTAACTTGATGGATCTCTAATTCAGGATACTTTTTAATCATATCTTTAAGGACTTTTCTTTTTATTAACATACATCCCGTAGGCGCATGAGTTACTTCTACTACTCCATTATCGACTTCAAGTTCCATCATACCTTCTGCTTTAATAGGAAAAGTATAACCTAAGTTTCTT